TGTAGTACTAAACTTTACTTCATCGCGTAATTCTTTTACTTTTAATAATTGATTACGAACGATTTGTACAAAATAATGTACTCCTAATTCTAATTCGTAAACATCATCTATATCTATTTCATTTAAAAATCTCCCGACATTTGAATCTAATGTATCTAACGATAAGTTTTTTAAAAATTGGGTATAAATATCCCTAGTGTAATTGTTCTTTACATCTGTTTTACTCTGTTTAGCTTCTTTCCAGTCTACTAAATAGTTGTTGTAAAGAATAGATAATTCTGAAGCAGTGTCTATATCAGTATAGTATTGTTTCCATTCTATAAAAGATAATGGATTAGTAGTATTTAAATTTAAATCTGCTATCATATGCTAAGACCTTTCCTTATTTGAAAGTCTAAATTTTTATAAATTATTCCGTCATCATTATTCCAATTACCGCTTAAAGATGACGCTGATCTAGATATAGTTGTATATGTATTATTATAATCAATAATATTGTTTTCTAAATTTTTATCTGCTGATGTAGAGTCATATGTTGTGTATGGATAAAAATCATACAGATGTATCTAATTGCCAACCCCAATTGCTATATACATTATAAGTAGACAACGCGTATGTAGTGGACTCTCCAGAAGAAGAACCGTCGATGTTTTTAGTTGCTACTTTTTGTGGTTTAACAATTATAAATTCGTTATTAAATTTTTGTCTTGCAACGAAATTGGTGTAAGCAGTTACAGTATATGTCGAAGGTGTAATAGGGTTATCATAATCCACATTACGACCAGCTGCAGAAGAGGTATAAAAATTAGAGTTTAATTCTTCTGATTGCTGTACATAGTTACCTAACAGTTTAGATAACTTTATACTAAATGTGTCGTATAAACGTTTTAACTCAGATGGTGGTTGTGGTAAAATTATATCTATATCTTCATTCATTAAATCATAAAATGATTGTAATTGATCTACTTTACAAAGATCTACATCATTATGATTATTAACAAAGTTTGCAATTTTAGAAAATACTGTTTTACCAAATGTAGTAGGACTAGAACTTGCTTCTCCAACAAATGAGGTAAAAATACCATCGAATAAATTATCATATTCATGCATAAAGGACTGAAATCTATAACCCTTTATTACTTCGGAATAATCTATATCTTCATTTTGTAAATAAAATACTGTATCGTTAGTAGAAGGATACACAGTAAACGTATACGAACCAGTATAATGTTCAGTTGATTCTCCTACATTACCTCCAATATTACCATAACCAGACAACGCAGAGCTTGCTGATAGAGTTGGTATGTTTGCAGATATATTTAAACTCCATGTACCAGAACTTAGCGGATCAACATTAAGGTATAAGTAACTACTCAATTCTGTATTACCAGTAGTAGTATTATATGGAAACTTATTAGTACTAATACTACTTATATTTGACGTGTGAGTATCACTACCACTTACCCAAGCTGCGTGAAAGGTATAATCAGCAGATACAGATGTAAGTTCATTATTATTAGTTCGCAAAAATTGTGGATAATTTTTTAGAATATTTTTATTTTTATCTTGTAACCCGATAAATACTTGAAACTTATCTCCCTGACGTTTATAATTAATACCAGACATTTCTTTCATTCCTGTAGAAGTAAAAGAAAATAAATCTGATAAGTCAGGAGCTGGTTGTATTACTTTAACTAAAATACCAGTATAGTTTTTCGAAGCAGCTCCACCTGTTTCTAAATAGGATTGTTCGCTACCATTTATATCGAATGAAATATTATCAACATAGAAATTTTTCAATCTATGTTTACTTGTGTCTAATTTTACAATTAACTGTACTCCAGGATCAGTATTAGGAGTATCATCATAATATAGTATTTGTGGGTTTTCATAATCAATTGGTTGCTTTACCGAACCAGTAAGACCACCTGTTGAAGTAGTAGTATCTACACCAGTGAGAGGACCATTAAAAGAACCTAAAACATATACATCAAAACCTTCAGCAGATAAAGTACTAACTGCACTTGGAATAACAGGTTTAATTTTTCCGTTAGTAGGATCTACAGTATAATTCCTTTGTTGTAAGTTTATTGTTACCCCTGTAGAGGTAATTAATTCTTTATTCGAGGACTCCGTATCAATTTCATAAAAAGCATTAAACGGTATTAAGTGGGCGTATTTACTTTTAGTATCATATGGTTTAGATTTACTACCACTTGCTGTTACAAATAAAGTATATTCGTCAGTATCTATTGTATCTTGCCACGAGGCTGATACAGCAGTACTAAATTGCTGACCAGGGTCTGTTAAACTACCAGCTTCAAAAAACGCTCCTGAAATACTATCGAGTTCTGTATTTGATAGTTGAATATTAGTTTCGACGTAATTATAAACCGATACAGTAGTTGTAAAAGTGTTTAAGTATGTATTACCATCTATGTCATAGTAATATACCCCTACAGTATAGATACCAGGTACTTTATATGTGTGAGACGTAGTAGGGGTATTTGCAGCGCTCAATGTATAACCGTCTCCAAAATCCCATACTGCGGTAGATGTAGATATAGGAGGATCTATTAGATTAACTATACCTGTTAAAGAATCTGAAATAGTAGAACCAGTAGTTACTGTTGTGAAAGTAAATTCACTTATTCGAGTGAACCCGCTATGACTTGCAGATAGAGAGTGTATAACATTCACTGGCGCTGGTACAGAGCCAGATGTATTTACCGTAGTAGTAAACGGTAATGGCACACTTAATGGACATTTTTCCTTTACACTCATTAATATTCAACTACACGTTTGTTAGTTACTAAAGATTTAATTTGAATTTTTTCTTTAAAGGCAACAGGGTTTTCTATATACGGTATTTGAAACGGTAGTAGTTGACATCTAGTGTCGAATTCTTTTTTATCTCTCCCGTTATAAATCGGATTAAAAACACAAAATGATAAACCAGGTATACCCCTATCTAAATCTGTTCTCCTAGTTTCAATAGATTTAATACCTTGTATTTTTTCTAATTCATTATTTAAAAATCTTACATCAATAACATCTCCAAGCTTAAGCCCGTTTACATATCTAGTTATTGTATTATAAACCTTACTCTTCAAATCGTCCTCGTTTATCAATGCTCTAGCTTCTTTAGTAATAACTAACTTAGTTTGATCTTTATAACTTAGTTTATTAACCTCTCCTGACATCTTTAAAGATAAATCTAAGTTTAGATATACAGGATCTATGAAAGCTATTTCACTATTTAATAATTTAAATTCTGCAATCTCATTACGTATTTTTTCTTTTAATGCATTTGACAAATAATTAGATCTAGTTACTACAGATTTATTTTTTCTTAAATTAGGTACTATAGTAAGATATATGTTATTTGCGTCGGCACTATCTGCAAAAAAGTATTGATTGAATAATGCGTTTGTTTCTTGAGAATAGTCTGTTAATCCTAAGTCATTTTGTAAATAACCTAGATACTCGTTTGTATAATCACTATTGTTTTGTACTGTTACATCATATACTAAATTTTTATAATTACGTTCTATAAAACTCTTATAATCTGGTTTAGTTGTAAGTTTATATTCTGAACTAAAAAATCTAGGAGCGTTTTGTTTTATATCATCAAGCGTTTCTTCTTCTCCAAAGTCTGTACTATCTTCAGTATTACTTACAGTAGAGTTAACTATAGTTTCTATAGTTAAAAAGCTAAGCGAAGTATCTTGTACGTCTGTAAGAATCTCATCATATTGAGCAGTATTGTAAATATTTAAACTACTACTATTAAATGTATTTTTAGTTACCTTTCCATCTGTACCAGAAGATCTAAGATAGTAAATTGCGACCTGGTCACCTTGATTTAATTTTCTACCATTTACATTATTACCAAATTTTAATTCGTAATTTTTATTTTCATTATATCTTATTTCAAATGTTCTTTCATTAGGTTTAGAAAGATAAATAGATGGTACTCTATTCCATGTATACCATTTGTTTTGTTCGTTAACTTCTTTTACGTAAACAAAAATATTAAAATGATCTATTATTGTATTATTACCAGGTAATAAATTTACTACTTCAAATCCTTCTCCAAGAGCGGCTGCAACTGGATATTCTTCTAAAGTACCTTCATACATTAACTGACTGCCTATTGCAGTTATTGTTTCAGTTTCAGATGTAAGTTTCTCAAAAGTTACATCTCTAGTAAAAGTAAATGTTTTACCTTGACTGCTAGCAAATGTGAATTTTGGTATTGTATAATAACCTGCAGATAGATCAGATGTTCCTTTTACATCTACCGGTAGTACTGATGTTTGCTTACCAACAGGTTTGTAGTCGATAAGTTTAACTATACGATTTATATTTTCATATAATTCAGCATCGTTGAAATTACTTTCTGCACTAGTTTGGTTTAAGTAAAAAAGTAATGTATGATAAGAGTATGCAATAATATCTATTAGCGCAGAAATATTACTACCCTCGAAATTTTGATCTGTAAAATTTATCGTAGTGTCGTTATTAATTCTATCGATAATAAGATCACGTAGACTCTGAGCATCAAAGCCTGTATATGCATTAGTTGGTAGATTAAATTCTGTGAAGTTTGCCATAATTATGAGTAATTAAATCCTTGTGTTGTTAATAAGCCAGTAGCTGTCCCTTTTTTATTATTTAGCGATGGGATAGTAATTGATATACTAATTTTATACTCATTGTTGTTTGGTCTAGCAACAACAGTAACATCATCTACAACTATCCTCGGTTCATATATACCTAATTCTTCAAATATTGTTTGCCCAATCGTCTGACCGTTTTCTTTTGAAACATTCTCAAACAAGTATTGTTCTAAATCTAAACCAAAGGTAGGGTCGAGTATTTTTTGACCTTTTTTTGTATTAAAAATGTTACGAATAGAGTTATAAATAGCTTGTTCATCGTAATCAATTTTTAAATCTTGTTTATTTTTAGACGAACCAGTTGGTTTATCTGGAGTTTTAGCGCTTAAATCTATATCTAAATGTAAATCGGCATATGAGTAAGAACGAAAGCTATTGTTATTCTTTACATCTTTTAATATATCTAATTTAAGAGCCATGTATAATTATTTAATTTAAAAATGCTAAAAACAATAAATAATTTAAATGAGTAAATTTGATACTATATTTGAGGCGCAAATTGAAAGGTTTGTTAAATCTGGTCCGATTGCAGGAGATTATGTAAAATTTGCAAGTAGTTTGAAGTCTTCTGATTGGTACTCTACCCTAGATGAAGCTCGTAAAGCGTACGTTGACGAAATTGTTACAGTATCAGAAGAGGGTAAACCTCTTATGTTATCAACAATAAAACGAGGTATATATGAAACAGATACTACCGATACAGACAGACAAATAGCTGATATCGCAGTTGAGGTTTCTCCTGGTTTTTACGCACAAAAATTAACGATACCATTAGAATTACTAGAATTTGCTATTTCTTCAGCAGACGCTCGCGGAACTCAGAAAGATCCAACTAATGATCAAAAAGATCATACTACGTTAAAACCTGAAGAAGTAGAAGATAAAGCGATTGATGTTGGTCAGCAAACTAAGGTACCTAACGGAGATTATAAAATAACTACTGCGAAGTACTTAAACGCGTAATTCAAGCATACAAGAATAGAAGTTGATCTCCTGATCTATACACTGACTATTCTGATAAAAATATCTCGAGACTGTAATTAAACAGTCTCTTTTTTTATCTTCGTTTATAGAAGAATCATATAAATAGTCAAATAATTTTTTAAATAACATATCATAATCATTATTGAATATCGCTTCATTTTCAATAATATACTTGCGTATTTTCATGTATTGTTTTTTAGGCAACAATTCTGATATAATTTCTTCAAAAAAGTTATGGGCATCAAAATCTCTTTGTTGGTTACCATCAGATAAATGATACTTTTGTATATTATTAATACCTTTACGGAAATCCGGATAACAACTATCGACAATATCCATAAAGTCTTCTTTCTTTATAGACATATCTTCTTTCTTTACTATAGAAATAAGCTTAGCTATATATGCAGATTTATCGTAATTAATATCAATAGTTTGACATCTGCTCTGTAAAGCAGGTATAATCTTATGTTTATAGTTTGCTGTAAGTACGAATCTAGTTAAATCGTGATATTCTTCAATAGAATTACGTAATGCCTTTTGAGCGTCGACAGATAAACCATCGCACTCATCTAATATAATTACTTTAATATCTCCGAATAAACTCTTAGTTTGAGCAAAGCTAAGTACTTTAGTTCTAATAGTATCAATACCATTTTCATCAGAAGCATTAATATATAGATATTGACATTTAAGAATATCGTTAACTATAACTTTAGCTAAAGTAGTTTTACCTATTCCTGGTAAACCGACAAATAATATATTAGGTAATGTTTTATCTTCCTTTATCTTTTTGAAATAAGTAAGGATATTGTCATTTATAACAACATCCTCTAAAGATGAGGGACGATACTTCTCGCACCAAATGTCAGATATTTCCATTATTGCCAATATTCAGGGTCTGATAGTTTATCTGTATCCATCGGAGAATCTGTAGAACCAAAACCAGCATCTCCTCTATCTGCTTCAGTTACTTCATCTGCCCAGCTTACATTAGCTGTAATATGAGGGTATAATACTAATTGAGCTATTTTGCTTCCTGCTGGTAATACCCAAT